AGTGCAGGAATGTTTAATATTAAGTATCAAATCTTTTTAAATGATTTGTATTATTATGGAGCATTGGATTTAATGAATTATGCAATGACTAAGATGTATCTTGAAGATATTAGTCGAATAATTACTCCAGATGTTCAATTAAGATTCAATAAAAAGCAACATAGGTTATATCTTGATATTGATTGGGGTATGGTAAATAGTGATTCATATATTGTAATAGATTGCTATAGAATTGTAGATCCTGCAAATTTCCCAAAAGTTTATAACGATTATTGGTTAAAGAAATATTTAACAGCATCTATTAAAAAGCAATGGGGACAGAATTTAATTAAATTCAATGGGGTTCAACTTCCAGGGGGAGTAACAATGAATGGAGATAGATTATATACAGATGCAGAAAAAGAATTAGAAGAGATTGAAAGACAACTCAGAGACGAGTATGAATTGCCACCTCTTGGTCTTATAGGATAGGGAGGTGAGATATGCCTCTTAATCCATATTTTTTAAATGGATCTCCATCTGAACAGAGATTAATTCAAGATTTAATCAATGAGCAGTTGAAGATGTTTGGGCAAGATGTAGTTTACATGCCCAGAAAATTTATAACAGAGAAAAAGATAATAAAAGAGATTTTAGTATCTAAATTTGATGATAATTTTCACATCGAAGCTTATATTGCAAATTTTGATGGATTTGGTGGAAGTGGAGATATCTTATCAAAATTTGGTGTTAGAAGTACAGATGAAATAACTTTTATTATATCTAGAGAAAGATTTGAAGACTTTATATCACCCTTTGTTTCTGGGCAGAATGATGTATTTTTAACTACAAGACCACAAGAAGGTGATTTAATTTATTTTCCATTAGACAATGGTTTATTTGAAGTAAAGTACGTAGAGGCAAAAAAACCATTTTATCAATTAAACAATTTGTATGTTTATGAATTGAGATGTGAACTCTTTGAATATGAAGATGAAGTTATTGATACTGGATTAGAAGAAGTTGATACTACGGTCCAAGATTTTGGATATACTATAACTTTGAATATGGTAAAAGAAAATGCAAATAGTGCAACAATTAAGACTGAACCTGCAATAAATCTTTCTCCAAATCGTATTCCAAATGCACAATCTGTAAGATATATTGATATTTTAAATGGTGGATCTGGATATAAATCCACCCCATCCATATCTTTAAGTAAACCTGTATCTGGAGGTGTTCAGGCAACTGCAGTTGCTATTATGACAAGTAGGGGTAATGATTCTACCGTAGATAAGATTTTAATAGTTAATCCAGGATATGGTTATACAACTCCACCAAAAATTACGGTAAAATCAAATTCGGGTAGTGGATTTATTGGGACTTCTATTTTAGCATCTGGAACACTAGGACCTATAACAATTTTGGATAGTGGTGAAGGATATACATCTATACCAACTATAGGAATAACATCTTCATCTACTGGAGATTCTGCAGAATTGGTTCCTATTATTAATACATCAGGTAAAGTCACTGCAGTGTATTATAGTGATGCAGGAATTGGATATACTGCAATTCCTAATATAACGGTATCTTCACCAATAGGTGTTTCTACTGGCAATTATATCTTTAATGAAATTGTTAAAGGTGTTTCTACTGGAACTAGTGCATATGTTAAGAGTTGGGATTATGATACTAGAATTCTCAAGTTAGCAATAGTAAGTGGGAAATTTGCAGTTGGGGAATCTATTGCAGGTTATGGTGCAACATATAAAATATATTCAATAGATGATTATGATGTATACGATACTTATGCATCAAATGAAGAAATAGAAGAAGAAGCAGATCAGATTATAGATTTCAATGAAAAGAATCCTTTTGGGGAATTCTAAATAAAGTAAGGATTGTATTTTAAATCATGTTAGGTAATCATACATACCACGAAATAATCAGAAGGACTACAGCATCTTTTGGCACACTTTTTAATAATATCTACATACAGCATAAAGATGCTGAAGGGGATGAATTTAGTTTAATTAAAGTTCCTATTGCATATGGTCCAATTCAAAAATATTTGGCAAGAATTGAACAAAAACCAGATTTAAGAAAAAGGAATGCCATAACTTTGCCAAGAATGTCTTTTGAAGTTGGGCAGTTATCTTACGATCCTAGCAGAAAATCTTCTACATTACAAACGTTTAAATCTATCACTGGAACTGATAACAAACCGGTAAGTACTTACATGCCAGTTCCATATAATTTACCATTTGAATTGACAATTGCAACCAAATATAATGATGATATGTTCCAAATTGTGGAGCAAATATTACCATATTTTAGACCAGAATTTAATATTACAGTAAATCTAACTTCAACTTTAGGTGAGAAAAGGGATGTACCCATAATTCTCCAAAATGTTTCACCATTCCAAGACAATTATGAAGGGGGATTTGATGAACGTAGGTTTATGCAATGCACATTGACTTTCGTAGCAAAAATATTCTTATTTGGTTCAGTTCCATCTGATCAAGATGGCAACATTATTAAAAGAGTTCAAGTTGATTATTATTCAGATACTAATAGAGTAAATGCATCTAGACAACTGCGTTATGTGGTTACACCTAGAGCAACAAAAGATTATAATAAAGATAAGACTACTACACTTTCTCAAGATATTGGAACAGAAGTTACCGAGTTTACAGTTTCAAATGCAAATCTTTTAGTACCAAATAGTTACATACAAATAAATGATGAGAATATGTATATTAAATCCATCAACAATGATGAGATAACTGTGTTACGTGGTCAGGATGGAACAACTATATCTGAACATGAAGAAGGTGATTACATAAATGCAATCACACAAGAAGATGATGATATGATTATACCAGGTGATGATTTTGAATTTGATGAAGAACTTTTTGATTTTGGTGATGGTAGAATTTATAGCCCAAGAAAGGGTGAAGACCTATGAGTAATAAATTTGATAAAATCAATGAAACTTTAGATATTGAGGCAGAAGCAGTATCTACAGAGTATATTGAAAAAGTTAAAAAAGAAATAAAAAAACCAGTTTCTGAAGATGAGGCACATAATGATTATGAATACACTCGTCAAAATTTGTATGACTTAATAGAAAAGGGACAAGAAGCAATTTATGAAATGTTGGAAATTGCAAAAGAGACCCAAAAAGCAAGAGATTTTGAAGTTGCAGGACAATTGATAAAGAGTGTTGGTGATGTTTCAGATAAATTATTAGATCTTCAACATAAAATGAAAAAATTAAAGGAAGAAGATAAATCATCTTCACCTACCAATGTAACTAATAATGCTCTTTTTGTTGGTTCTACTGCAGACCTTCAAAAATTTTTAAAAGAAAGTATGAAAGATAAATAATCAAAAAGACAATGAAATCATATTCAGAACTAAGTAAAATTTTTGAGCAATTAAAAGATTACAAATCTCCAGAAAATATTGCTAAAAAGCATAATGTTCTACTGTCTCTCATTAAACAGCAATTAAAAATTGGAAACAAGGTAGAAAGAGAACATACTAATTCAAAATCTCTTGCAAATCGAATTGCATCTCAACATTTAGAAGAATTACCAGATTATTATAATCGACTAAAAAATATAGAAAAAAATAAAAAAGTAGATCAAAAAATCTCAGAACAATATACTAGAATACAAACTAGAGGATCTACATATACTATATTTCTATCTTGGAGGGGGAAACCTCTAAATATACAGATATTCTTCCCTCAATTTACTAGGCCAACAAAATCTGAAGTAAAATATGAGGTAGACAAAATATATCCTGGAGCAATTGTTTTAACATATGTTCCATCACCAAAGGATCCTACTAAACCATTTTTCTTTGCAGGAGATACTGATGGACCCAGATAAAATTGAACTAAAGAATCTAAGTAAGATATTTGAATATGAAAAAATAAGTAGAGAATTAGATGAATGCTCTGATATAGAAACACTCAAGTTGGTAGCAAAATCTTATTTTAAACTTTACCTCTCAACTTTAGAAAGTATTGTAGATTTAAATCTTCCCATTTAATCATGACTGACCAATATCTTGGTAATCCTAATTTAAAAAGAGCAAACACAAAAATTCAATTTTCTGCGGAAAATATTGAAGAATTTATAAAATGCAAAAAAGACCCAGTTTATTTTGCTAGAAATTATGTAAAAATTATATCTCTGGATGAAGGTGTAGTTCCTTTTAAAATGTATAAGTTCCAAGAAAAACTTATTAAAAGATTCCATAAGCATCGTTTTAACATATGTAAAATGCCTCGTCAGACAGGTAAAAGTACTACATGTGTTAGTTATCTACTACATTACATTATATTCAATGATAATGTTAATATTGCAATTCTTGCAAACAAAGCACAGACAGCTAAGGATTTGTTAGGAAGATTGCAATTGGCATATGAATATTTGCCAAAATGGATGCAACATGGTGTAAAGATTTGGAATAAAGCATCTTTAGAATTGGATAATGGATCTAAAATTCTTGCTGCATCAACCTCAGCATCTGCAGTTAGAGGTGGATCTTATAATATTATATTTTTGGATGAGTTTGCGTTTATTCCAAATCAAATTGCTGATGACTTTTTCAGTTCAGTATATCCAACCATTACTTCAGGACAAAATACAAAAGTAATTATGGTTTCTACCCCTAAGGGTATGAATGCCTTTTATAAATTTTGGACAGATGCCGAAAAGGGTAGAAATGAATATGTACCTACTGAAGTTCATTGGTCCGAAGTTCCTGGAAGAGACCAACGGTGGAAAGAGCAAACAATCTCTAATACTAGTAAAGAACAATTTCAACAAGAATTTGAATGCGACTTCTTAGGATCTAGTGATACTTTAATAAGTGCATCTAAATTAAAAACTTTAGTTTATGATGACCCACTAGAAAAAAACAAAGGATTAGATGTTTATGAAAAACCAAAAAAGGATCATAATTATCTAATGACTGTTGATGTCTCTAGAGGAACGGAAAAAGACTACCATGCATTTATTTTATTTGACGTAACTACAATACCATATACCATAGTTGCAAAATATAAAAATAACGAACTGAAGCCAATGTTATATCCTGATATTATTCATAGGATAGGTACTGCATATAATAATGCTTATGTTCTTATAGAAGTAAATGACATCGGAGAACAAATAGCAAAAGAATTACATTTTGATTTAGAATATGACAATATTCTCATGTGCTCAATGCGAGGTAGAGCAGGTCAACTTGTAGGTCAAGGATTCTCTGGAAAAAAATCACAACTTGGAATTAAAATGTCCAAACAGGTTAAAAGAGTTGGATGTTCAAATTTAAAAAGTATTATAGAAGATGATAAATTAATTATACATGATTATGATATCATTAGTGAGTTAACAACATTCATTTCAAAAAATCAATCTTTTGAAGCAGAGCAAGGTTGTAATGATGACTTAGCAATGTGTTTAGTTATTTTTGCTTGGTTGATAGTTCAACCATATTTTAAAGAAATGACGAACAATGATGTTCGTAAGAGAATGTATGAGGAGCAAAAAAATCAAATTGAACAAGATATGTCTCCATTTGGATTTATATTAAATGGAATTAATGATGAAGAAGTATTTGTAGAAAAAGAAACAGGTGATCATTGGTTAGTTGCATCACCGACATCAAATTCAAGCATGGAATCTTGGAATGTTGATGAATATGGAGATGTGTCTTACATGTGGGACTATAGATAAGTAAAGATTACCATTTTATAAATATTACTAGAGAAAATAGACTTCTTCACGAGGTAATCAGATGGCGGTAAATTTAGTATCACCTGGAGTCAACGTAAGGGAGGTTGACTTAACTGTTGGAAGGATTGATGCATCCAGAGAATTTGTAGGAGCAATTGCAGGACCATTCCAAAAAGGTCCAGTTAATGAACCAGCATTAATTGAGAATGAGCAACAACTTCTAAACGTTTTTGGTAAACCTCAATTAGCAGATGGTCAGTATGAATATTGGTTGAGTGCTTCCAATTATCTCTCATATGGTGGAACTTTAAGAGTAGTTAGAACAGATGTAAATGAAATTTTATTTCCAAATTCACTTATTAATGCTAATGCATCTCCAAATGGATTTTTAGATGATTTAAAAATTACTTCAGATGAAGATTATTTAAATAATCACTACAATGATGTTAATTGGTATTATTCTTCAAGAAATCCAGGATCTTGGTCAAATGATCTGAAAGTATGCATGATTGATAGTGCTGCAGACCAAACAATAAGTGGAATTAATACAACTTTTGTTAGTACTTTAGGATTTTCTACAGATTTTACTAGAACAAATATAACCATTGGTATCGGCACAGATAAACTTGTAGGTATTGATACTACTGGAATTACACTACAAACTAAAATTAATGAGACTGCTTCTGGCGCTATATCCTTTAATACTCTAATTACAGATATTTCTGCGGATGATGGTGGTACAATTACATTTTCACCAAGTTCAGACAACACAGGTATTGTAACAGAATCAGTTCAGTTTGGTTCAACTATTG